CATCACCTTTGACCGAATGACGTAATGTACCACCTGCACTGTACTTACTAAAATAACCGCCTGTAACAGCACCACTTGCCGCATGGTCTATACTTATTATACCGCCATCGCTTTCAAAGTTAGTACCGCTAGTAGCAATAGCAAGTCCTTTAGATGTATTAGAAGCACCTGATGTAGCAACATCTATAGCACCTGTTACATCTATACCTGTAGATGTTGTTTCAAGCCTTTCTATATTGTTGTGATACAATTGTACCGAACCATTATCGGTAAAAACACCATAAGTTTCTAATCCATCATCACTCTGTATCTGTAATTGATTTGTACGAAGAAATAGTATTCCAGTGCCACTTTCTTTAATATAGGAGTCACTACCATCGTGGAATATTTGTAAGTCTGAGCTAGTTCCATACTTAGCTACAACACCATCGTTAAAAAGTATGTCACCTGTCATAGTGCCACCAGTTGTAGGTAAACCACCACCACCTGCGTTAGCATCTACATAAGCTTTTATAGATTGTTGTGTGGCTAACTTAGTTGCACTATCAGATACCATGTCGTCCTCATCAAGCACTGCCGTACCCGAAACAGTTGTATTTAAGACTGCACTAGTAAGTGTTTTATTAGTAAATGTTTGCGTGCCCGTAAGTGTAGCAACAGTGCCATCAATAGCAATATTATCTGCATTTGCTGTTATACCTGTGCCACCGATAACATTTAGTGTAACGTCACCAGTAGTGCCACCACCTGTTAAACCTGTACCTGCGACTACAGAAGTAATATCTCCTGTTGGTATAGTTGCAACTTGTGTGTCTACATATGACTTGATTGACTGCTGTGTAGCTAGTTTAGTAGCACTATTACTTGCCATGTTATCTTCGTCGGCTATGTCTGTAATTGTAACTGCGCCTGTTCCTGATAGTCCATCAAACTCTACTGTGCCAGTAACGTCTATGCCTGATGCAGATACGCTTATACGTTCTGCACTAGCAGTCTGTATACTTATTGCACTGCCATCAATTGTTAAGTCGCCTGTTCCTGTATCTCGTATAAAACTACCTGAACCGCTATGATATATTTCTAAGTCGTTACCTGTGCCAAACCTAGCTTTAGCATTATCAATAAAGTCAATGCCATTACTGCCAATGCTCGCAAGAAATTGCTGTATTGATTGTACTGATGTGCCACCAGATGTTGTATAACCTGTCGCTGAATTAACAAACGTGTCTAATCTGTCCTCGTTAGCCTTAAACCTTGGTACGGCTTGGTCTAGTGGTAATTCTGCCATTTACTTGCTCCTAAATTATATCACCATCAATATCGACAACGCCTGTAAGATAATCATTGTCTTGGATGTAGTATTTATCACTATAATTAACAGCTCCAACGCGCGACGTAAAGTTATCGTTTGGTTGCTTCTCTGTGACTAAGAACGCTGTACCGCGTGCGTCATTGCTTGCGACTATGTTATAACCTGTCCTAGCGTATTTATTTTGGTCGGTCACTAAACTTAATCGTGGTGCATTAGCTAACACTACTTTATTGTCTGCTGTACCTGCTGTAATGCCAATGCTTTCTACTGTGCCATCAATATGCTGTAAGAATATTGTATATGTAACACCACCACCTGCAAAAGTAACATCTTGTGATAAGGTTAGTTCTAACACATTAACAGCCGTTACTTCGCCATCTTGTGTGCCAGTTCGTGTATTGTCTGCAACTAATATTCTATCATTAGTAACAAGTAAGTCTGCTTCTTGCGTTGCCTCAAAGTCAACTAATATATTCTGATACTGTATTTTGTTCCAAGCTCTATGTGCCGCAAAGTATGCTTGTACGCCGTTTCTTATGCCAACGCTTTCTATCTTATCTGGATTGGTTGCAGACTGGTCACTTGGTATATTTATACTAATTAAAGCATCATCTACTGGGCTAGCATATACAAACTCTATGCCATCATGGTTACTTGCATTGCCAAACCTAACTGATCGTGTTTCCGATTGTGGTAATTTGTTTCTATGATTGAACAATAACACACTGTCGTCTGTTTCTTTCTCAAAGCTTAACTTAATTTTACTGCCTTGCCGATATGCCTGACTATAGATTGCAGTTGCTATAGTTTGTGCAGTTTCCTCAAAGCTTAAATTATCCGCGTCAAAGGTATAATTAAACTCTGATGCTTTAGTTGTACCAAAGTAATCTGAAACGCTCTCAGCAGTGCTTAAAACGCTTTCTAGGTCTACTTCTGTCAATGGTCTGCGCCCAATGTACGGGTCAATACATATGTTAGTCAATATTTGTGCGGCATCTGTAGTAGCATATTTAGTTGTGCCAAGTTCTTGAGCTTTAATTCGTAAGTTACGTAAGGCAAAGAATGTACTGCTCTGCGTGCTATAAATAACAACTCGACCTGCTGTTTTAGCTGTATGTGTTAGTGTTACTGACCTAGTGCCTGCTGTTACAGTTTCTACATTTGACATAGGTTGATTTGAGTTATCTAATATAACAACGCTAACAGACGTGCTAGTTGATGCTGATAGCAAGTCAAAGTCTACAATAGTTTTATAACCTGTATTGCCATATTCAATAGGCACGCTAACACCATAAGAACCACCATCATTAGATACCTTAACGCCGCCGTATTGATAAGTAATTACACCGCCATAGTAACTGTCTGCACTGATGGTCTGGGTGCTTGGGTAATTCACGCCACTAACCTGCATATCTGTTACAGTAAAATATGTGTCATTATTACCACACTGCAATAACACGAATGGATTTGCACCTGCGCTTGTTGCTGTTAATGTATATGTCGCTGTGCCGTTAGTTACTGTTGCTGTATTAGATATAAAGCTTGTGCCATCATGTAGCCCAATAGTCACAGTAGTTGCTGTTGTCTTAGTATTATCAAGCGTTAGTGTTACTGTAATGACCTGACCATTGCTAATAGCGTCTAAATCAGCATAGCCACCATAACTACTACCATCACTACTTATTGTTACATTGTTACCTGCTACTTTTACTAAACCATTGCTATGGCTTGTCCATGTCATTGGGAATGTATAACGCTCGTATTGCAATTTGGGTAACTTGCGTGTCACTTCCATATTAAGCTTACGTGACTTAACAGCTAATGCGCCATCAGTAGCATAAGTTACGGATTGCACTGTAGTTACATCACCAAAGTGTTGTTGTGTAACAGGTGACATAGCATATAGATCACGCCACTTAACCTCATCAACAACTGTTCCTTCAAAGTTAGTGTCGCTATTTGTTGTACGTTTAACTCGTACTCTACAATAGCCTGTAAAGGTTGGGTCAATCTTCATAGTCAATGCACGTGTACTCTTACTACTACTCGAACCTAAAACTGTACCTGTAAATGTTTCTACTGTTCCTGTTGGCGTGCCAGTTGCGCTAGTTTGTTCGACTTGTACCTGCACTGCTATATTAAAAGCATATTGTTGTTCGCCATCGTCTTTATATAAACCCTGCAATGCAACTAAATTAATGTATATTTTATCTAAGTCATCAACAAGCAAATTAAACCAACCTATAAAAGCTTCTCCTGTAGATGATATTCTAGGGCTTATTAGTCCTGTTTCATTTGCAGGGTTGTCATAGTCATCTAGCTTATTCCAGTCACTGTTGACACTGGCAGGATTGCTCAAACTAACTGTCGTTGATGTAACACTAGATATTGTATAACTACCTGCAAGATTGACGCTTACAACACTACCAAGGTTTGTTAGAAATACATTCTTTGTACCTGTTTCGTTAGCGGCAAACTCATTTTGTATTTGCCCCCAATTAGTGTTTATTGCTTCTGGATAGTCAATCGTTATAGTTGTACTTGTAACTGCTTTAACAGTGTAATCACCATTAAGATTTAAGGTGCTACTGTCATCTGTCTGAAATAATGCCAACTCAAGTCTTATGCTATCATTAACGCTGAAATCATTTGTTGCGTTATTAGTTGTATATATTATCTCACCATCAAAACCATTAGACGCTATTTTACATTTTACATTACGTGTTAATTGACTACCTGCTGTGCCAACTACTGCTGTATAACTAGCATTAGTTACTGTTAATGTTGCACCTGATACAAATTCCTCTGTAAAGTCTATCCCTGACGCTGTTGTTGTTATTTGATTTGGATATACAAACTTAGTGTTAAGATTACCATTAAAGGACGACGAATTTGGTGCTTTTAATGTTTGTCCGTTTGCCGCATTACTTCTAACAGACTTAAGTACGGGTTCATTTATAGCTGAACCTATTGTTAGCTGTGGTGTACCGCTATTTGGGCTAGTTTCTGGGGAATATATAGCAACAGAAGCACCTGCAATATCACTAAACTTTGTGTCGCCATCTTTTACATTATCAGCCGCTATATCATAATAACCGCGACCAACGCACATATAGGCAAACTCAACTTCTTGATGGTCAATAAATTCTTTATATGGAACATTAAGTAAATCTGGTGTTGACCTAACTTTGCCAAATATGTCTGGTATGCGTGCTAATATCCTAGGCTTATTTTCTCTGTCTGATAATCCATTATTAGGGCTTTCAGTTTGTGTATTACGTTGTGTTGGTGATGGTGGTTTTAACAGAAAGCTTATTGCAACAGATAGTGCTACGCTGACTATTGCTACTATAACAGGAATTAATAAGCCACCAGTAGGGTAATTTACTACATACAAAATATCTTCTAACTCATTAAGTGTTTCTATTTGTTGTTCATTACTTGGTGTTACGTCATTATCTAAACTTACGCTTTTATGGTAAATACGTGCGTTTTCAGGAAAACTATCATATCTTTCCATTAAGAAGTCTGATATATTTTCTACGTAATGACCTGACCATGTTTCAGGATCTAATGCGTTCTCTGCTATTATAACTTGCTTTAACATTTATAAAAACCCAACTTAGTAAAACCTAGTTTTGCAATAGACAATGAAACATACTGTACTCCTGCTTCTTGTATGTGTATCACTTTATCGCGTACAAATACACCTACATGAGGCGCAACTTTGCTACCTAACATTAAAACAAGGCATGGGCTTATCGGTCTATCTAATTTTACTAATCTATGTCGTTTGTTCATTTCTACTACACGTTTGCTTGGCGGTAACAGAAAGCCTGACAATGTATCGCCAATATCTTTACCTGTTTCAGCTAGATATACATCGCGTGCAAAATGGGCGCAATTATAGTCATTCTTATCATAGGTCTTATGGTAAAGCTCGTCACGCATTATAAGAACCCACGTAACATTGGGAAACGGGCAAAAGTATATGTCTCACCAGTCTTATTTATATTTAAACTAGGTGCTTTTGCTTCAAAGACTGCGCCTTGCTCGTTAAATGTAAAACTCTCAACTTCAAGTGTTACTACATATAGTGGTGCAGTTAATACATCTGACCTATATGTGCGATAAATTAATACTGGTTTCTCATCAAAGCCATCTGCTGTAGCTACTGCATCTAGTTCAGCAGGTAATATCTCACCTAAGTCACCTAATGTTATTGTAAATGATTGATCTAGGTTTTCTCTCGTTTCACCTGCATCAATAGCTAATGGGTAATATGTAAAAGCAACACTTGCACCACCCTCTGTAGTTGCTGTTATACCATTAGTTGCATTTCTTACTACGCGATAAGTCTGTGTAAAGTCACTATGCGATAGTTCTATAGTTTCTAGCTGTACTATATTGCTATCACTGTTTAAGTAAAATTCGGTATAATCAGACATTTAAATAACTCGGAAAGTCGGTGTTTATTATTATATCTATATCATTTTCGTCTGGTGGGAACAAGGTTGCATAGTTTTCGCCATATTCAGGATATAAAACCAATGCAATGAGATCGGCATCTGTATCTCTTGCTTTAGCATTTAATTCTAATTGTGCTTGTACGTTAAAGAACCCATCTGCATATCTTGATGTTGATAGACTGTCTGGTATTATGCGAGCGTCATATTCTTCTAGTGTTCCATAATTTATAGCTAGGTCAATCTTAAAGCTTGTTGTTCCTGCATTTGTAGTAAGCTTGTAGAACTCTCTAAAGTCTGCATATTCTGTTGTATTTAATATCCAACTAACATTTGCAATAGTACCTGCGTCAATAATATCTTTCCTGTATCTGCTTGTACCACCCTCTAAAGGTATAGCTATAGTTTCTTGTCGTGTATCTATGCTATAAGAGGCTTGGTTAGGTATATAATCTAGCTTGTATGGCGTGCTAGGCGTACCAGATGCCGTTAATGGCTTAGATTTTAACTCTAAAGTAGCTCTAACAACATAATCTGTGTCACTTACTGCAATTGTGCTAA